CAAGTTGTTAAGAATCGTATGGGGCCGCCACATCGCAAAGTTAATTACGAAATCTATTATGATAGTGGAATTGACAATTACGGTGGTTGGTTAGAAACGATGAAGAAATTTGATTTAGTTAAACAAGCTGGAGCACATTATACATTAGACGATGTAGATATTGAAACTGGCGAATCATTTGGCGAAATCAAATTTCAATCAAAAAACTTTATGGAAAAGGTAATTTCTATTCCAGAAGTAAAAGAACGGTTATATCAAAGAATTTGCGAGGCTTACATATTCAAATACCAAGCTGGTATTGACGGCGGTATTGATGATGTAATTATCACTGATGAAGTTTACGACGAAGAAGGATAATGAATAAGTATCAAAAATTATTTAAAGAGTTACAACAAGAAAGGCAATCGAGTCCGTCACAAGTAAATGATCACATCATGGTATTTGACGGACTCAATACCTTTATTCGTAGCTTCGGAGCCACTCCTGCGTATAACGAGGATGGTGACCATATCGGCGGAATAACTGGATTTTTATATTCAGTAGGCAAAACAGTTAGGGATTTTAAACCTAGTAGATGTGTTATTGTATTCGATGGTCGCGGAGGATCTGCAAAAAGAAAACGTATTTATAGTGAATATAAAGGCAATCGAGTTAATAAAACTAAATTACGTAGACACGATCATCACGAATCTACATTAGAACAAGAACAAGAATCAATGCGACATCAATTTAGTAGATTGATATCGTATTTAGATAATTTACCAGTAACCTTTATTTCAATGGATGGAATTGAGGCAGACGATACGATTGCATATATTGCACAAATGTATCAAGATACTTGTAAAAAAATTACAATTGTATCTACTGATAGAGATTTTTATCAATTGGTAGACAGTCGCATACAAGTTTGGTCTCCTATTAAGAAGAAAATGTATGATCAACAAGCTGTATTAGAAGAATTTGGCGTACATCCAAATAACATGGTAATATATCGTTCATTCACAGGAGATTCATCGGATAATATTCCAGGAGTTAATGGAATTGGACCGAAAACTATTTTAAAACATGTTCCAGAATTAGCAAAACGAGATGAGTTCACCGTTGATGATTTATTTACTAAAAGTAAAGCTAATTTATCGGAATCTAAAACATGGCAAAAGATATTAGACAATTCTCATATAATTGAACAAAATTATCAATTAATGAATATAAAACTTTTGGATATACCGGCAGCAACGTCGAGTAAAATACGAGGAATAATGGAACAACCAATTCCATCTCTTAATCGTGCAGAATTTCAACGATTATTTTATGAAGATAAGATGTGGTCTATTATGAAAAATTTACCAGACTGGTTGAATAATACTTGGTTATCATTAAACGCATTTGCAAAACAAACACAAAAATAATTTGATTTTAATAATGTTTTCATTATAATAATTACATGACAGATAAATTAAGTGAATATGGTTATGGCTTTCAAATAAAAGTCTTAGCATCAATGTTTACGGATAGAATATTTTTACAACAAATTGCAGATATTATTCAACCATCATATTTTGAATCTGAATCAAATATTTGGTTATTGGAAATTATATTAGAACATTTTAATCAGTATAAAGCTCCACCGTCAAAAGACGTACTTAAAGTTAAGTTAACTGAATTAAGTGATGACGGACCAGAATCAATATTGAAGACTGCTATTCTAGAACAACTTAAAGAAGTATTCCGTTACATGGAATCTGATGATTTAAGTTTTGTTAAAGATGAAATTCTTAAATTTTGTAAAAATCAAGAAATCAAACGAGCTATTATGGATTCGGTTGGGTTACTTAAAATGGGTAATTACGATGAAATAAAAAGTAAAATTGATGGTGCTATGAAAGCTGGTGCTGATACTAATATTGGTTTAGATTACAAAGTTAATATTCAAGCCAGATACGCAGAAGCTTCTAGACATACAATTACAACCGGTTGGGATGTTATTGACGATTTAATGGACGGAGGATTAGCTCCAGGTGAATTAGGTGTAGTAATGGCTCCTGCAGGTATTGGTAAATCTTGGATGCTTATTAATATAGGAGCTAATGCTATAAAAGCCGGACATACGGTTATACATTATACATTGGAACTTAATGAAAATTATGTAGGACAAAGATATGATTCAGTATTAACGGGAATCAATGCACAGACATTAAAACACCATCAAGATACGGTAGAAGAAAAAATGGCTTCATTGCGTGGAGATTTGATTGTAAAATATTTTCCAACTAAATCAGTTGGTGTAATGGGTTTAAAGGCACATTTAGAAAAAACAATCATGTTAGGCAAAACTCCAGCACTTGTAATTGTGGATTATGGCGATTTGTTGAAAATTAATGCCAAAAAGGACAAACACGAGGCATTAGAAGAGTTGTACGAGGAGTTACGCGGTATGGCTGGGGAATATGATATTCCAGTATGGACCGCGTCACAAGCAGGAAGATCGGCATTAGAAGAAGATGTCATCGAAGCAGATAAAATTGCATCATCATATGGAAAAGTAATGGTTGCCGATTTTTTAATGTCATTATCTAGAAAAGTAGAAGATAAGATGTCAGGTACGGGAAGAGGCCATGTTATTAAGAATCGTTTCGGACCAGATGGTATTACGTTACCTAGTAAGATTAATACAAATAACGGCCAATTTCAATTCTTTGAACCACAAACGGCACAAGGTAAACAGACTACCCAAACTATGAAAACTGGAGAGAATATGATGAAGAAAAATTTAGCTCAAAAGTTCAAAGACTTGGGCGGAACTTTAGGATAAAACATATTTATATAAAATTAGGCTAGGATGTAATATTCCTGCCTTTTTTTATCTAAAAAAAATTAAGTTATTTATAAAATTAAGGAAACAATGCCTAAACTTTTTGAGAATCGTATTCCATTTAAACCATTTGAGTATCCCGTATATTACAACGAAGGTTGGTTGTTACAAATGCAAGCATTTTGGCTACATACGGAAATTCCGATGCAAGGTGATATTAAAGATTGGAATGAACATTTAACACCTGCTGAAAAGAATTTAGTTGGAAACATTTTATTAGGATTTGCCCAAACCGAATGTGCGGTATCTGATTATTGGACTGGTATGGTAACTAAATGGTTTCCAAAACACGAAATCAAACAAATGGCAATGGCATTTGGATCTCAAGAAACTATACACGCAACAGCATATTCATATCTCAATGAAACATTAGGATTAGAAGATTTTGCTGCATTTTTACATGAACCAGCAATTGCAGAGAAATTTGAATTCTTAACTGCAGTATCAGCAGATTATACGCACGAAGACTTAGCTACAAATCCTGAAGCAAGAAAAGAAGTAGCAAGATCATTAGCAATCTTTTCAGCATTTGCAGAAGGAGTATCATTGTATTCTTCATTCGCAGTTTTATATTCATTTCAAATGCGAAACATGTTAAAAGGAATTGGCCAGCAAATGAAATGGTCGGTACGTGATGAATCTCTTCATTCAAGAATGGGTTGTCAATTATTCCGTCACATGTGTGAAGAATTTCCAGAACTTAAAGAAGAAGTTCGTAATTCTGTCGAAATGGCCGCGGCACTTATGGTTCAAATGGAAGAGCAATTCATCGATAAAATGTTTGAAATGGGTGATTTAGAAAATCTTAAGAAAAAGGATTTGAAAAATTTCATTAAAAAACGTGGCAATGAAAAATTACAAGAATTAGGTTATGAATCTATATTTTCATATGATGTAAAATCAGCAGAACAATTAGATTGGTTCTACCATCTAACGGGAGGCCATACCCATACTGATTTCTTTGCAGTACGTCCAACGGATTATAGCAAAGCAAATGAAGGTGAAGATTGGTCAGATTTATGGTAATAAAAAAGAAACAAAAATGAAAAATTTCGGAGAAGAATTAGGTTGGGAATTAGGCGTAGATTACCCAGAATGGGGTAATACTGAAATCTACGTTAAAACGATTTCTAAAGGTTATTTATTGGCAGGAGAAACTCCTAAAGATGCATATTGGCGTGTAGCTACCCGAGTAGCACAAAGATTAGAAAAACCACAATTAGCATCAAAGTTTTTTGATTATATTTGGAGAGGTTGGCTGAATTTAGCGACACCGGTATTATCAAACACGGGAACAGATAGAGGTTTGCCGATTTCATGTTTTGGAATCGATGTAGCAGATAGTATTGCCGATATTGGTGCTAAGAATTTGGAAATGATGCTTCTTGCAAAACACGGAGGTGGAGTTGGTATCGGAATCAATATGATTCGTCCAGCGGGATCTAAAATTTCACAAAATGGTACATCTGATGGGGTAGTTCCATTTACTAAGATTTATGATTCAACAATTCTCGCAACTAATCAAGGATCAGTTAGACGAGGTGCATCTTCAGTTAATTTGAACATAGATCATGCAGATTTCGATGATTGGTTGGAAATTAGAGAACCAAAAGGTGATGTTAATCGTCAATGTCTTAATTTGCACCAATGTGTTGTAATTTCAGACAAATTTATGCGTAAGGTAGAAGAAGGCGATCCAGAAGCACGTCGCAGATGGGGAAAAGTTTTACAGAAGCGTAAGGCGACTGGCGAACCATATATTATGTATAAAGGCAATATCAACAAACAAAACCCAGATGCATACAAGAAAAATAGTCTTAAAGTTTATATGACTAATATTTGTTCAGAAATTACGTTGCATACCGATGAATCGCATTCTTTTGTTTGTTGTTTGTCATCACTTAACCTAGCAAAGTATGATGAATGGAAAGATACCGATTTAATTTACACAGCAACCTGGTTTTTAGATGGCGTACTTGAAGAATTTATCCAAAAGGCTAAAAATATGCGTGGATTTGAAAACTCTGTTAGAAGTGCGGAAAAGGGTCGTGCATTAGGTTTAGGTGTTTTAGGGTGGCATACATATTTGCAACAAAAAGGAATGGCATTTGAAGGTTTACCAGCTCAATTCGAAACACGTAAAATATTCAGTCAAATAAAAATTGAAAGCGAACGAGCTTCGCGTGATATGGCAAATGAATATGGCGAACCACTTTGGTGTGTTGGAACTGGAATGCGTAATACGCATTTACGTGCCATTGCCCCAACAGTATCAAATAGCAAATTATCAGGCAATGTTTCAGCAGGAGTTGAACCATGGGCAGCAAACATATTCACTGAACAAACTCTTAAAGGAACTTTTATTCGTAAGAATCGAGAATTAGAAAAAACATTCCGTAAAATTGGAATCAATACCAAAGAAACTTGGGATAAGATTTTAGCCGATGGTGGTTCTGTGCAAGATATCAATGAATTAGATAATTGGGCATTTGTTGGAGGTAAATTGTTATCTCGAGAAGAAATTCCACAATCTGCATTTGATAACAAAGAAGTTGATTGGGTAAAAGATGTATTTAAAACATTCAAAGAAATCAATCAATTAGAACTAGTTAAACAAGCAGGTATTCGTCAGCAATATATTGACCAATCAGTATCATTGAATTTAGCATTTCCAGCACAAGCATCTCCAAAATGGATCAACCAAGTTCATATGGAAGCGTGGAAACAAGGAATCAAGACACTTTATTATATGCGAACAGAATCAGTATTAAGGGGAGATATTGCAATGCGTGCAACTGATCCGGATTGTTTAAGTTGCGATGGTTAAAAGAAAGGATAACAATTACTGTATATTTATTAATATGATACGATTAAAAAATCTTTTAGAAGCTAAACAAGTTGGAGATATATACCATTTTACTCCTTTATCAAATATATCCAAAATTCTTAAAAGTCAATACATGATTCCAAATGACGAACAACAAGTATCAGCAACTCGTTGGGCTGACATGGATACTAGTGAATTTCAAGACATGAAAACTAAGCCGATTGCTAGATTCATGTTTGATGGTAATAAATTAAGTACCAAATTTCAAATACGTCCGTTTAGTTACAGTGGAGGTGGTGTTAGTAATCATGATGAATTTGAAAAATTAGGCGAAGAACAAATTGTAGTTAATGGCCGAAATTTTTATTTTATGCCATATTTAAAACGTATTGATTTATTTGTACAACGAGGAAATCCAGATTTGTCGAAATCAATAAAATTATTGACTCAACTAAATATACCATATGCTGTATATCAAGGAACACCAAAAAATAATATTCCGTTTACGCAAACAAAAGAAGGAGATCCTACACAGATCAAATATGATGCTAAGCCTGCAGAAATATTTGTAACGGATTCTGCAGCTAAAAATCCAATTGGTTCATTTAAAAGTTATAAATTTTCAAATAATCCGCAAACATATCCTTTAAAGGATGATCCGATAGAATTAACTACATACAAACAATATTTATATCGACATCCACTTATTTTTGATAAAACGTGGAAACTATCTAATTTATTTCCAGATTATTATGTTACATATGATTCTGAATATAGTTTTAATTCAGATAAAACACGATCTTTATATAAAGATTCTGAACAAAATTCATGGAATGATCAATTTACGTTAGGACGAGATTACAGAGATAAAATTACAAAATACATTATCGATAGTATAATTTATAAATCATGGAAAGAATTAGGATTGCAAGACAAGGTATCCAATGAAATAAATAAAATATCAGATTATTTACCAACTGCAACTAGAATTTTAGATGATGGTTTAATTATGTTACCGAAAACAATTGCAGACAAATATTTGATTGCAAACGAAAAAAAATCAACTCCGGGATATGGAAAATGGGTTACTCCAAAAACAAAGTATGATTGGACTGGTATAGATACGCCAGGTAATCCAAATATGTAACAAAAACTTTGAAATCTGAATAAGTTTCATTATATTATTAATAAGAAATAAGTTATGACAAAAGAACAAAGAAAAAATTTAGAGTTAGTTAAAACTGGATTCGCTAATGGCATTTCGACGCAATTAGCAACTAAACAAGCAATGTTCGGGCCAGATGCTGAATTAACTAAAGAAGAAAAACAAGCAATCATTGATGATGCTGCATTTTATTATGGAGAATTTCTTCGTGCATTAGGAGTAGCGTGGGAAGAAGATCCAAATTCAGACAATACACCTCGCCGAGTAGCAAAGGCATATGTAAATGACTTATGGAAAGGTCGTTATGAGCCAATGTCTAATATTACTTCATTTCCAAGTGATGGTTATGATGGTATTGTGTTTGAAGGCGGTATTCCATTAACATCAATGTGTTCACATCACCACCAGACAATCGAAGGATTAGTGCATATTGCATATATTCCAGCAGAAAATGGTAATGTAGTAGGTTTAAGTAAATTGAATAGAGTTGTAGAACACTTTGGTAGAAGAGGTGCAATTCAAGAACAATTAACAGTAGCAATACAACACGCAATCGACGAACTTATTACCGATAATAAAGGAGTAGCAGTTATGATTGAAGCAACTCATAATTGCGTATCTTGTAGAGGCGTTAAACACCGAGGTGCATCAATGAAAACCGCAAAATTATCCGGAGCATTTATGAATGATGCTGCTACAAGAAATGAATTTTACGAATTTACAAAAGGTTACAATGCATAAGACAGTTTGTATTGTTGGTTTAGGTATTGGTAAATTATATGTAGATGCATGTACTCGTATTGGATGGCGTGTAATTACCGTTGATCAAAATCCAAATGTTTCTGCAGATTACTTAAGTGTAGATGATATTCCGCATGATATTTGTATTGATATGGGTATCATTTGCACTCCTAATCATACTCATCAAGTCGTAGCACGGCAATTGGGATATAAACATGCAATTAATATCGTTGTTGAAAAACCTGGATTCCGTTGTTTAGGCGAATGGTTAGGATTTCAACAACAATATCCAAAATCCAGGTTATGGATGGTAAAAAACAATCAATTTAGAACTCTTTATAAAGATTTACACGACAAAGAAATTGAAAAGATACAATTATTTTGGTTGAATAAAAATAGAATTCCAGGAGCCGGTAGTTGGTTTACTGATAAAGCAAAAGCATTCGGAGGTGTATCTCGCGATTTAATGCCGCATTTATTAAGTGTAGCACAACGCAGTTTAGGATGCAGAATTGCCGAAACTGATTTTTTAGCACAATGTTATCAACAATATGATATGTTTGAACTTAAAAATGATTCTACATATGGCAATTATAATGCATCAGGAATATATGATGTTGATGATTGTGCATATTTTAGTAGCAAAGTAAATGATACTCCTATAGAATGTTTTGCTAGTTGGAAACTTGATATCGATACCGATGTCATCGAATGGCGATTTAAAATGAAAAATGGACCTAATTTAACTTTCGGAGTAGGTTTATGTCCAGAAGACGCATATGAAGCTATGTTACAAGAATACATGTTTGCTACAGAAGAAACATATCAACAGCATCAACGATATGATGAAGAAATACATTATATAATCGACAGATTCGAAACAACGGAATCTGCTATATCGAATACTAAAGTTTCAATATGAAGACACAAATATTTCACAGTTACGGAAATACGCAAATTGATCAATATGATTTTGATTTAGGCGAAATGCGTCCTGATCAAATTCTAATTAAAACTAAATATACAGGAATTTGCAGAAGCGATATCGATCAATATACCGGAAAAATTAAAATTCCATATGGATGCTTCGGACACGAATCAGTAGGCGAAGTTATTGCAATTGGTTCTGAAATAACTGCATTTAAAGTTGGAGATTATGTTGCATCTCGAGATGATTTAGCATATTCTCCATATTTTTATGCAACAGAATCAAATACAACTCGAGTTGCAGAATTAAGTCCTAAGTATATTGTAGAACCAGTAGCTTGTTCGGTAAATATTGCACATCAAATTCTTTTAAATCATGATAGAGACGTTAATAGTATTCTTATTGTCGGATCTGGATTTGTAGCAAATTTAGCTGCACAATATCTTAAACATGAATTACCAAATTTATCAATTCACGTAATTGGTTCTCATAATACAGAACAATGGAATCGTATCGGAGCTAAATTTGTAACATTTGATACTTGTGATACATATGATATCATTTTAGAATTAAGTGGAAAACATGAAAATTTCGATCGGGTTGCAGATGTTGCCACCGACAATGCACATATATATTTAGCAGCATCCTTTGATCAACCAATTCAAACGACATTTTGGAAACCATTATGGAAAAATTTACAATTTTCATTTCCATCTCCTCGTTCTAAAGCATTCCCGGTTATAATGAAAAGAACTGCTGAATTCATACAACAAGGAGTTTTAGATGTCGATTGGGTATGGACTCACGCATACGATTCAGTTGATTATCAACAAGCATTTCAAGAGTCATTACATCGCAATGTTTCAGAACGATTTATTCGTAGCTATTTGGTTTGGAATTAATGATTTATTTCATATAATATATAAAAAACATATGTTTGGAGAACAATATTTTTATGGTAAAGAAGTAGAAGGTCCATTAGCGGATGTCGATACGGTATTTGTAAGGACCCATGTTCCAATTAATTGGGTTGATTACCCGCACATTTACTTTTGTATTAGTTACATTGAATCGACTCCGGATTGGATGCTTATATCAGAAATGTTAGATAATCGTTATATCGTTACATTAGAAGTTACCCCATCTTTAGTCGCAAAGATACCGCCTACGATGCTTAATCGATGTCGTATTATGTTATCATTAGAAGTACCGGAGTTAGAATTATTAAAAAGAAATGATATCATAAAAATAGTTACTAGGCCATTTACCACATATAATGTAGTTAAATGTTCTATGCAAACCTCAACTCCAGATGATTATAAATTTGACAGTAAAGAAGGATAAAAGATTAATATGGCAAAATATAGTTCAACAAAATTATTTGATGGGTATTCTGCGTGTTTCCGTCAATGGAGAGCAGAAGATACTCATTGCAAATTTTTACATGGTTATGCAGTTTCATTCCGAGTATGGTTTGAAGGCGATTTAGATCATCGCAATTGGGTCTTTGACTTCGGAGGTATGAAACGAGCAAAAGCTAAAATTGCAGGTATGTCTCCAAAAGATTATTTTGCATTCTTATTGGATCATACTACAATTGTAGCAATCGACGATCCATATTTAAAGACATTTCAACAAATGGATGCTGATGGCATAATTCAATTAAGAATTTTACCGGCAACAGGTTGTGAAAAATTTGCAGAACATTTATATTATGTAATAAATGCATTCTTAAAAGAAGAAACCGAAGGTAGAGTTAAGGCTATAAAAGTAGAAGTATATGAACACGAAAGAAACTCAGCAAGTTATGAAGAGTGAAGATCCATACGTATCACTTTATGAATATTTAGGTAAAGGATCTGGTGGTACAAATATTGGTAGAGAAGTAACGGCAGAAGCTGTTAAACGAGGTATTGATATTAAATGGAGAATGCTACCTAAAGAAGCACAACGTCCAGAATATACTCAAGTACAACTATATCCAATATCATTTCTAGATTCATATTTTGCTAATAATACTAATCCGGAAGTAGACAGAACTCCATTAGTGAGACGTTCCGAATTAATTAAATTGCAACAACGATTCGAAGCACTAGAAGCTCAATTTAACGCCGTAATTAAAAAATTAGATGTACCAACTAAATTAGAAGATGACTATGACCTCCCATTCTAAAAGAATTACAGATTACAACAAAACATTACCAATAGTAGAATTGTATAGATGCGTACAATCAGAAGGAAGTCGATTCGGCAGACCTACTATTGCAGTTAGAACTACAGGTTGCACTCATCGATGTTATTTCGGCGAAGGTGGCTGGTGCGATAGCTGGTATACTAGTATTCACCCGGAGAAAGGAACATTTACTTTCAATGACATCATTGCCATATATGACGAAAATCCACACGTCAAAGAAATGATGTTAACTGGAGGTTCTCCAACAATGCACCCGGCATTGGTAAATGAATTGACGCATTTTGCACATGAAAGAGACATTCTTATCACTATTGAAACTGAAGGCTCGCATTTTATTGCTACTGATTATCCTATTGGGTTATTATCTATTAGCCCTAAGTTTAGCAATAGTGTACCCGTTGTTGGCGTTGCTACGCCGCAGGGTTCTATCACGGATTCGAAAATGGTATCCCAACATAACAAATTTAGATTGAATTACGCAGCAATCAATGAAATGATATCATATCATACAGATTATCATTATAAGCCAGTATGGGACGGTACTGAAGAGAACTTAAAAGAGATTGAAGAATTTAGACAATTTATGGACATTCCAAAAGAAAAAACATACATTATGCCAGCTGGAGATTCTAGAGAAGAATTAATTAAAATGTATCCCGTAGTATTTGAAATGTGTGCGGAGCATGGATATAACATGACAGGAAGAGATCATATAATTGCATATGATACTAAAAGAGGTGTATAATGAATTGGACTATAACAACAACGTTTGTAGACGTTAAAATAAATTGGGAAATACGATGAAAAAACTATTATATTTTACAGCAGAATGGTGCGGACCATGCACATACGTAAAACCGCAAATGCAAGAAATTGCTAATCAAGTTCCTATTACATTTATTGATGTTGATACCAATTCAGCAACTGCATCAAAGTATAATGTAAAAAATATACCATGTGTCATTTTAATTGACCAATCAGGTACCGCATTGGGTAAATTAGTAGGAACCAATGTTACTAAACAATCAGTTATTAATTTATATAATCGTTAAAAAGGAAAAGTTATGGAATGGAAACCGTTAGGTGATCAAGTTTTGATCAAAGTAGAGAAAACTACCGAAAAAACAAAAAGTGGAATTATTTTAGTAGATAGAGACATGAACTTCAAATCCGGAACTATTGTTGCGGTTGGAGATGGATTATTTACGCAAACAGGAGATAGAATTCCAATGACAGTTAAACCTGGCGATGTTGTATATATATACAAATCTAATTTAGGTGAAAATAAAAGTATCGTTTTAGATGATGAAGATTACATGTTGCTTCGCGAGTCTGAAATTGGACTTGTAAATGCTGCACAATGATAGAAACATTAGGATGGCTTAGTACAGCATTAGTATTAGCAGGTTATATTTTAAATGCACGTCAATTAACACGTTATGCGATGTATGCATGGATCGTTGGCGATATTGGGTGGATTACATATGATTTTTTCATTGATAATTTCAGCCATTTGGTATTAAGCTTAGTTATTATTATTATAAATTTATACGGAATATGGAACTTATTATCCACAAAAAAGATATCCAATTAAGAGTAAAACAGTTAGCATTAGACATTGCAAACGATCATATAAATACTGGAAATTCATTGCCACCTGTAATGATTTGTATTTTAAATGGCGCATACATGTTTTATGCGGACTTATTAAGAAATATGCCATTAGACGTGCAATCTGATTTCGTTAGAATGAAATCGTATGAAGGTCAAGATAATTCCGGAGGAATTCAAATTATCAAAGGATTAGAAATAGACCTTAAAGGACGTAATGTATATATCGTAGATGATATTTGCGATACTGGCACAACCATATTAGAAGCATTGTTTATGGTTAATTCACACTTACCAGCTCAAGTTAAAGTTGTTACATTAACAAGAAGAGGTGGTGGAGTTAATTTAACAGATTTTTGTGGATTTGTGATTGGTGAAGAATTCATTGCCGGATATGGATTAGATAATAATGGTACTGGTAGAAATTTAGAAGATTTATACGCTGTTTAGGTTACGGGTTAGATATTTATAATAAAGTAGTTGTTATGATTATCTATAAAACTACAAATTTGTTAAATGGAAATTTTTACATCGGTCAAGATTCAAAAAATGATCCAATGTATTTAGGTAGTGGTATATTATTGAATCGAGCTATAGAAAAACATGGTCGAGAAAATTTTAAGAAAGAAATTATCGAATCTTGTAATAATAAAGTTCAATTGAATGATCGAGAAATATTTTGGATCGATAAGTTAAAACCTATATACAATATAGCAAAAGGCGGTAATGGAGGAGATACGATATCAAATCATCCAGATTATGATAATATAATTAAAAAGTTAAAACAGCGACCTATTAGACGTAAAACTGAATTGGAACGAGA